AAAAAATGAAATGGATAAAGAATCACAATATGTTGATTTTGAAGAAATGAATGAAGGTAGGAAAAAAACAGGAACTCCACTTTGTGCTAGAGGTAAATCCGCAGCTAAATCAAAGTTTAAAGTTTACCCTTCAGCTTATGCAAATGGTTATGCCGTTCAAGTATGTAAAGGTAAAATCAAAGGACTGGATGGTAAGAAACAATGTTCAGGAGCGTATTGTTAATTTTTTTAAATACGTTTTTCTTATTCAAATTTTTCGATTATCTTTGTTGTGTTATATTAATCCAACAAAAATGAATTCACATCTACACAAACTAAGACGACTAGTCCAAAAATGGTATATCTCATTAGTACGAATGACAACTCCTCATATAGAGAAGTCTGAATACGAAAGAGACTGCATTGCAATTTGTAAAAAATTAATTTCAAAAGAAGACACGGTACTTTTACTTACACCAATTTCACACAAACGTTATATTAGAAATGAAGAATTACAAATCTTTGTGATTCTTGAAGGTCATACTGTTAAAGTTATTAACCACGTATATTCTTACACTGTATTTTTAGAACAAAAAGAGTGGGATAACGTTCTACTTTACTTTGATACTGAAGTAGAAAAACGTAGAGAAGAATTTGAAAAAGAAATTACTTCAAATATCAAACACTCATTACAAAACATTTTACAGAATATCTAATGAAGAAAAATAATTCATTTAAGACGACATTCTACTTGGGGTTAATTATATTATTAATTATTGGGTCGGTAGTATCCTTAATTGTAGTTAACGTATTTAATTTTTTAGCCCCTAAATTTACTAAAGATAAAGTTGAAATTTATATTGATGATGTTACACCTGAAAAAGAAATTATTCACGATACAGTATATATTGACAAACCTACTGTTAAAATTAACAACACTCCTAAAAATGTTACCACTGTAACTCCAAAAAGTTTACCTGTAACACAAAGTGAAAAGGATACCGATAATGTAACTAAATCAATAATTACGGATACGATTAAATAGAATTTTTGTATTCGTTAAGTATTGTTATAATATTTTCTCTTAACGATTCATTTTTAGGTTTGTATGATACCATAGTTGGTTTGTTACCTTTACCAATTTTAGGGTCTTTTTTTTCTTCTCTTCTTTTTTGAGAACATGCTGATTTTTTTTGAGCATCTGTCATTTTAGACGCAACACCTGCGGCTCTACATTTAGGATAACCTTTAGAATCTGCTTCAGGTCTACCACATGGTGGATGTCCCCCTCCTTCTTTTTTTCTACATATATTAACCCAAGGACCACTAGGTTGTTTACTACCTTTTGGTTTTTTCTTGGTTCCAAACCAAACGGCTAAATCTTCTTTAAGTGGTCCAACAACTTGATGGATTATTTTTTCAGGTGATTCAACATCACCAAGAACACTTCCATCCTCATCATTTTGACCAGTATAAAAACTTTTAAGATAAGCATCTATTCTAGATATTTTATCGGTTCTTCTTTCAATGCGGGCTCTTTCTTTAGGAGTTTGTTTAAAGTCACCATCAGCCTCTTCATACGCTAATTCGGCATTATTGTAGCTATATACAGAATCTGTAAATGGAGCAATTTGATTTTCTTTCCACGGTTGTGGAGATAAAACTATTGGTACTTTAAATGCTCCTGCATTTCCCGCTCCAGTTGCTTCACTTATTCTATTTTTTTTCATATACTTATACTATAAATATACGGATAACAGATTATGGAACAACAGAAGCAACCAATTTTACATCTATTTGAAGAAGTCGCAATATACAAACCTGAAGACATCGATAATTTGATTGATAATTTAAGTGAAGACCAAGCAAAATTTATGTTAATTAGAGCAGTTCAAATGGCATACAGAAATGGTTTGTATTCTTTAACTGAATCAGAAATTATTTCTAAATCACTTAGAACGTTAAAATAAAAAAAGGAGTCTCACGGGACTCCTTTTTATTTATAATTTATTTCCGCAAGACGGACAAAACTTATATTTTGATTTTGTCTTGGTACCACATTCAGTACAGTAGTGTTTAATATCTTCCGTTGTAGCATTTTTAATACCCAATGGTAATATCTTGAAAATAATTTGACGAGACGCATTATATTCAAAATTTTGATACGAATTAGTAAATTCTTGTTTTGATTTTTCACCTTTTTCAACTCTTCCAGTTTCAATGGTATTACTAACGGATGAAGTGTTAGAATAGTACGAAGCCATTGGAGCCGAACTTGATGTTGTAAATGTGATATCACCATAGTACGGTGAACCTGTATTGATATCACCATAGTACGGTGAACCTGTATTGATACCTGACCAACCAGTACCCCAATTACCACCCGAAAGATGAGGGTATTGAGTATATGTTTGTTCATTATAGAACTCAATCCTTACGTCCCCATTTAAATCGATTGCCGTCCTGTTTGCCGACGTATCTTTTACTTCGTAGGTACTGAACTCAAACTTGTTGTTAGTGTCAAGGAAACGTTCTAAAAACACTCTCTGACCTGGTTTAATAACAACACCACCTGTGGAGATGTATTCACCATTCAATTTAATTTTACAGAGAACTGATTTTTGGGTTGGGTTATGAATTTCAAATTCAAAATTATCCTTATCTCCAAGGAAAACGGTGTTACCGTTGTAGACTTTAAGACGCGACTTTTTCTTTGTGATGTGAGCAGTCGGTTTGCTCACGATGTTTGTTGTGTAATACATTTTCTTTAATTTTATAATAGTTAATGACTATGTTACCAATACCTTTGTGTCCGTGAATACTCTACAGCTTGTTAGGGCTGGGGACTGATAAACTAAAATCTAAAAATAAATATAATCAATTTGAAATTTCTGTAAACAAAAAAAGGGAGACAATTTCTTGTCTCCCTTTTGGTATCTAAATAAGATATTGATTATCTCAATTCTCTTAAGTCGAATGTTCTAACACCATCTACTGTAATTCTGCCGTAAAATCTATTATTCACCATTTTCTTAGCGTATCTAGTCATGATACCTTTGATTGGTGTAAAGTTGAACGGATTGTACATTGTAGGTGTTAATTGTAGAGGTACATACGGTGCGTAAATGTAACCTGTGTCTAACAATGATGTTCCTTTGTGTCCCATTAACACTTGGTTTGGTGGGAAGTAAGGGTCACGGTAAACTTGGTAACGACCTGCTAATGTACCAACTCTTTCAATACCCATGTTGTATTGGTCTTGCTCAGGAGCAGCATTTGATACGTGGAAATATTCCAAGTCATCAAAGATAGCACTGATTTCAGAAGAAACAACAATCCAGTTTGCTCCACCTCTTAATGTAGATTTGTGGATTTGTGCTGAAATTTGGTTGATTGCTGTGATTAAAGTTTGGTTCCAATCTTTTTGAGTGTAAGGAACTGCACTTGAACCCAGACGCTTCCAACCATTGTAGTCCCATCTTAAGTTCCAAGCAGCACCTTTACGTAAATCTCTTAAGATTTCACGGTCGATTTCAGCCGCAACTTGCTCAGACAATAAAGCTGTTAATTCAGCTTCAGCATCGATGTTGTGGAACGCTGCAACGTCTTGTGCCATTTCTGGAGACCATTGAGCTCTTAATTTTCTTTCAGTTACAGAAACTGTTACTGACATAAGGTCAAACGATACCTCACCGATTCTGTCTTCAAACTCTAAGTTTTTGTAGATTCTATATGTACCTGTAAACGCTTGAGAATTACTTGCGATTGTTGACGAGAATGTTGAACCTGTGTAACCGTCCATAGAACCGCCACAAGTAATACATACTGGTACTTGTAAGTCAACTTCTAAGTAGATTTTACCTTCAGCATCACATAAGTTGTCATATTGACCACCATCAGTTCTACTATTAGGGAATACCAACGTAGCGTTGTTATTACCGTACTCAACTATACCTTTACCATATCTCTGAGTTACAACTCTGAATAAGTAAGGGTTGTTAGTGTTAGCAGATGTTGTTGCATTACCAGCAGCACCTTTAATTGTTAAGTCAGATAAGAAAGCTTCATTATCCATTGGTTGACCATCTGGTCCGATTAATTTACCTGCTCCAGCAGATGCAAAACCTGACAAAACTATTAATACTTTTCTGTAATCAGATTCAGTATAAGCAGAAGGAACTAACAAACCTGCAGAATCCCAAGCCACAGTTGTTACGTTTGCTGTGATTGCAGAATATTGTCCTTTTGAATAGTCAAATAAACCTGGTGGGTCTAATGCTGGTTCGTTACCTTCGTAGAATCTATCATAAAGGTCTTTAGTTGTGTTGTAGTCGTAACCACTGTTTGGTGTTTGGTTATCAGCTGCGTTTGGTGAACCATACGGTGCGTAGTGAATACCTGTATTCGCTAAGTTAGTTGGGTCAGTGTACGCTTGAATGTTAGGTACAAAGTAGAATAATTTACCGATTGGTAAGTTCATTGCTTGTACTGAAACGATGTCGTTTGCTAATAATTTAGAGAATACACGTCTAACGATTGGGAAAACCACTGTTTCAAATGCACCTGTATCAGATGTAGATGATGCTTCATTAATTAAATATGATGCTTGGTTTTCGTATAATTGTGCTACGTTTTCTCTCATGTGACCTTTAAGACCTTCTAAAAAGCCTAATTTGTCCCATTTGTTGATTGTGTCTTCTTTGATAACTTTAAGGTGTTTTAACCCGATATTACCAACAAGACCTGATTCTAATAATGCTCCCATTTTAGTTTTGTTTTGTTTTTAGTTTATTTAAAATTTTTATTTGTTACCCTAATTTACCCATTAAATCTTTCATTCTTAAGAACTGAGGATTTTCATAAGTTTTTGATTCAATTAGAGTAGTTGATGAACCTGTAGATACTGTTTTGTTTAATTTTGCCCCTACTGATTCATTGATTGATTTTGTTTCTACCTTAGATAATTCGTCTTTGATTGACTTATAAAGATTTTTAGATTCTTTTAAAGTTTCAACATCGTCAAATCTTCTTAGGATGTTTATTTTTTCTTTTTTAGTAGTTGAGTGTTCTGTGAACAATCTTGTAGCGTAAGCTAAATTTGAATTGAAGATTGCAACTTCATTAAGTTTTTCTCTGAAAACATTTAATGCTTTTCTGTACTCTTCATTCTTTTCTCTCAACATTCTAACTTCTTCTTGTGTAGATTCAACTTTAACACCATTTTTACCGTAAACATAGTTTCTGTTATTAGTGATGCCTTTTCTTAAACCTCGACCTTCTTTAGAACCCATACCATAAGTTCTTGCAGCTTCTTTGGTCTCTTCTTTTTCAAAAGCTTTTTCTCCTTTAGAATTTGTCATACCTTTTTTAGTTGTGTAATCTTCTTTACCTTTCATGGTTTTAGATTTATCACCCTTATTCATTCCGTAATTACCTTCCTTAGTTTCAGCTTTAACAACTTTAGACTTACCTTCCATGTTAGCACCTTTTTTGTAATCAAATTTAGCTTTACCAGTACCAACAGATTTAGGACCTTGTTTCATGTCTTCTTTAAATCCACCTGTTGTTTTCTTGTAACTAAATTTAGGTTTACCCATACCAACACCTTTAGGTTTGTAGGTTTCATTAGTTAAATCTTCCATGTCATCTTCTTCCATCATTTCAGAATCTTCCATATCATCTTCTTCCATCATTTCAGAATCGTCATCTAATGTGATTTCGTAAACAACGTCATCGTCATCTTCAGAGTCAACACCTGACATATCTCCACTAAATATAGCGTCAATTACGTCATCAACTGATTCGTCAGTTTCTTCCATCATTTCAGAATCTTCCATGTCATTTTCTTCCATTTCATCTTCTTCCATCATTTCAGAATCGTCTTCCATCATGTCATCTTCTGATTCACCAAGCTTAACAAGATATTCTACATCAGCGTTATCGTCAGTTAAATGAACATTCTCACCGTCTTTTTTAACAATGATTCCGTCATTTTCACCCATCGCTTTAAACACTTTCAAAATTTCTTCGTCAGAAGCGTCAGTTAAATCAATTGGAGTTTCGTCTGAATCCATACCAAAGTCCATTTCCATATCGTCATCAAATTCCATATCGTCATCTGAGCCAATAGTCATGTCCATGTCTACTTCATCATTATCAGCGGACATATCCATGTCAGCATCTAATTCAACCTCATCTTCGTCATCTTGTTCGGAAAGAGATTCTTTTACTAGTTGATTGATTTCTTCCTTCATAGTAGAAGCAAGTATTCCTTTTGCGTTTTCGGCTATAGCTTCTTCAACTTGTTTCATTTGAATAAGAGCCTCTTGAACTAATTTGTTTTCTTTCATATAGAAAATCTATTTATTTTAACTAATAAATATTACCAAAAAACAAAAAATATCGTTTTTTAATTATATATCTTTTATTTTTTAATGTTTTATGATTAATAATTTTGTGGAAATACAATATTATATCAACATATAAATATGTTCGAGCAAAAAAAAAGTGGTCAAAATTGACCACTTTAGATAAATTGAATTTAAATCAATTATTTAATAACTTCATCTATTTTACTTTCGGATACTGAAGTAATTCTCCAATCATGAGTAAAACCTTCATATTTTGCCGTAACCTTTGCTTCTACATCGGTAACAGAATATCCTCTTACAAGTTTTTCTTCTCTGATTTTTTTAATTTTACCACTGTTTTCATCAGGTAAATCGTACTGAACTTTTGCTACAAAAAATTTTTCTTCCATAATTATTTTTATTTTCCCAAATAATC